GACTTAGTAATGTCAGGTAAAAGTAATACATTGTCGGCTTCTCCTCCTTTTGCTCCATGTATGGTTGATAATGTTATTCTTGGTGTTTGCGTTATCTTCTCTTTGTTGGCTAACATATTTCGTATGTAGTTTTCTGTTTCTACATCCAAACCTTCAAACGCTTTGTACCAAACATCTTCTGTTTGTAATCCATGATCCGCGATGCACTCTTCAATGTAATAACCTTCTTCGTTCTCGTCCATGGTTTTACCTTTTTGATAACCTTTGGTCACGTTATCACCCAGGTATGAATAAATATTTTTTATTGATGCAACTGGTAATAAATGTTCAACGTTTCTCCACTTCTCCCAGGTTTGTATCGCAAGTAATAAATCTAATTTAATAGAATTCTTACCCTTGTGTGCATAGTACCAACCCTGCAACTCACATAAATCTTTTATGTCATCAAGAAAATAATTTGCTGTTGATAGAACAAGCCACTCACCTTGTGACATGTCTATTTGTGTAACGTCAGAATATCTTGTCAAATCACCGACCTCTTGTCGTGGCATATAATCTTTATCATATCGCTTTGAAACATTTCTAATAATCTTTTGTGACATTTCATGTATCGGTCCACCAGGTATTCGATATGATTGACTAAGTGTATCCACGTAATCTACTTCTTCCTTAAGAGCGATAAAAGTATCAACGTCAGCGCCAGCCCATCTAAATATAGCTTGATCATCGTCCCCAGCAATGTAGGTCTTGTTTGCTTTCGCCCATAAAGTCCGGACCATTCTCCACTGCAAAGGTGAGAGGTCCTGTGCTTCGTCAATAAATAGTACTTCGAAAGATGGTGATATATCTTGTTGAATAAACTGCTCCAACATATCATTGTAATCAATTAAACCTTTCTCTTTTTTATATCTACTAAGTTCTTGATCTAAAAGATATAATAGATCTCGCTCTATGTCCAGACTATGTTCATTTTTATTATATTCATCCAGGACATTGGTGCCCATTACCCTCGCTTTGTTGATGAGTCTAAGATACTCGTTATCAGAACTGAACACACCGTCCTCGTCACTGTGCCACGCTGTCTTAATCGGTATGCCACATTTTAAACCAAACTCTCTGTAGTCAGAATGCTTCATCACACGTTCTTTCTTTACACCCAACATTCTAAATGCGAGTGAGTGTAATGTTCTAAAGTATGGTATCTCTTTTTGATCCAACATAAATTTTTCTTCTGCTCTTGTGGTTGCTTCCCATGCAGCTTTCTTTGTAAAAGAAAAGTATCCTATCTTTTTTATATCAACACCATCACGTAAAAACTCTTCTACTAAATTTAGTAGTGTAGTTGTTTTACCTGTACCTGGTGGCCCTAAGATTATTGTTTTCACTAAAAAGGTGTCTCCTCATATTTTATGGGACTGATAGAAGGTGTTATTTTTTTCATTGCTTTTATCTTAACCAGGTGTGGCTGTTGTTCTTTAATTTTTAATCTTGTTTCTTTTTCAAAGATATCTTCTAAGCTCTTTAACAAATTACCAGTCTTAGTTCTGTCCATCTCCCAGTTGTTTCTTTTACAAAAAGCATAAAAGTCATCCATTCTAAAATAAGAAAAACCATCATCAGTCCAAGCCATCTTACGTAAGATTTCATCTCTCGTTCTTGCTTGTGGTCTATTGACTGTAAACTCTTGCAACAAATTTATGAGATGTTCTTTTGGATCAAGAGATTTCAAAGGTTCTATTTCTTGCATACCCAGTAACAAAGGTTTCAGATAAAGCTCTCTCCAGTCTTTTGGTTTAGGTATAGGCACTACAACTGCTGCTTTATCCATAACTTCTAAAGAAAATAAATTAGGATTGTGTAGTTGCTCTTTTGTTAAATCAACTCTTT